CAGCACCAAAACCAACTACCAAGAAAGACGAGGAATAAGCCGTGGCAGTATTTCTAAACAATGGAGTAGTTCTTACTGTTAATGCGGTAGACCTCTCAAACCACGTTACATCAGTAACGCTCAACCGCACTTTCGATGAACTCGAAGTTACAGCAATGGGTGACTCAGGTCACAAGTTCGTTAAGGGACTTGAAGCCTCATCTATCACAATCGACTTCCTCAACGACACAGCGACAGCAAACGTCCTTCAGACTTTGCAAGCTGCATGGGGAACAAACGTCACAGTAACAGTTAAACAGACTTCATCTGCTGTATCTGCGACCAACCCACTTTACACAATGACAGCACTCGTAAACAACACAACCGATATTAACGGCGCAGTTGGTGACTTGGGTACTCAGAGCGTAACTTGGAACGTATCAGGTACAATCGCTGTAACAACTTCCTAATAACTAACTAAGGGGCTAACAATGGCAAAGCTAAAGGTAACAAGGGCTGACAACTCAGTAACAGAGTACGAGATTACTCCGCTGATTGAGTATTCCTTTGAGCAGTTTGCAAAGAAGGGTTTTCACAAAGCACTTATCGAAGATCAGAAGCAGTCAGATGTTTACTGGCTGTGCTGGGAAGCAATTCGACGTTCGGGTGAAACAGTCAAACCCTTTGGGGAGCAGTTTCTCGAGACTCTCAAGTCAGTTGAGGTCTTAGAGTCTGACCCTTTAGGATAGATCGGAACTCCCTCACCTATCTCGCAACTCGCTTGAGTTATGAGTATGGAGTTCCTTTCGAAACCATCGTTGCACTACCTTCGATGGTGTTTAAGACACACGTACAAGTCCTCAAGGACATAGCGAAGGAGCGGAGCGATGCCAGTAAAGCTGCAGGGCGCAACCGCACTTCGTAAGGCATTGGCTAAAGTAGAACCAACTCTTGCAAAAGAAACAAGCAAAGAGATTGCATCGTTTCTCAAGCCAGTAGTCACAAACGCTCGAGGGTTCTTACCTTCCAACGATGCAGTTCCTAGTGGCTGGTTGAAGCGTCCTAATGCTTCTGGTCGTTGGGCTAATCGCTCCTATGACTATCAGGAAGCCCGTAAGGGAATTACTTTCAAGTCCACACCTAGCAAGCCCAATCGTCGCGGCTTTCAGGCTTTGGCTTCTATCTTTAATAAGTCCGCCGCAGGTGCTATCTATGAAACCGCAGGACGTAAGTCAGGCGTGACAGGCAACTTCACTCCTAAACTCGGTGGACAACTTGTAGGCAAAGGTCAGAAGATGACTGGTCGCGCAATCTTTAGATCGTTTGAAGATGATCGTGGCAAAGCTCAGGACGGCATAGTCAAAGCCATCGAGAAGGCAGCAGCTAAGTTTGATTCTATGAAGGATAAGGTGTGACATGGCAGATTTAAGAATTGACGTTGCTGCGGAGTTCACAGGCAAGAAAGCGTTTAAGCAAGCCGACACCGCAGTCCAGAAGTTACAGAAGGACGTTCTTAAACTAGGCAAGAGCCTTGGTCTTGCTCTCGGTTCTGCCGCTTTGCTCAAGTACAGCAAGGACGCAGTCAAGGCTTTCGCGGCTGATGAAGCAGCGGCTATCCGTCTTGCTAACGCAGTCGATAATCTAGGTCTGGCTTATGCAAACCCACAGATTACCAAGTTCATCAAAGAGCTTGAGATTACTGCTGGCGTTGCTGACGACGTTCTACGTCCCGCCTTCCAAGCATTACTGACAACTACTAAAGACCTTGGCACTACTTATAAACTTCTCAACGATGCTCTTTCAATCTCACGCGGATCAGGTGTAGAACTTGGCACAGTTGTGCAGGACTTGGCTAATGGATACGTTGGCATTACTCGAGGGCTCAAAAAGTACAACACAGGACTGAGCCAGACAGAACTTAAGTCAAAGTCTTTCGCTGAGGTTCTCGGTATCCTCAACGCCCAGTTCGCTGGAGCTAATCAGGCTTACCTCGATTCCTATGCTTACAAGTTAGACGTTCTTACAGTTGCAGCTAATAACGCCAAGGAAACAATCGGCGGTGGGCTAGTCAATGCTCTCGCGCTTGCTGGCGGTGGCAACGAAGTTCAGGACGCGGTTAAGGCAATAGACAACGTAGCCAAGGCAATCAACGGCATTACAACAGCAGTCGGCTTTGCAGTAGGCGCATTGACCAAGCTCTATAAAGGCTTAGACTTCCTTACAACTTTCGGTGGGCTTCTTGGTCCTAACGGCAAGGCAGTCCAGAAGTTAAACCCTTCTGCTATCGCCCAGCCAATTACTAAGTTGGCTCAGACACAGATTAAATCTTCAACCATTCTTGCCAAGGCTACCAAGGCAAACACAGCAGAATTGAAGAAGCAAGCAGCGCTCAAGAAGTCTGCATCACTCTTTGACTTAGAGCAGATTCAGGTAATCGCTGCACTCAAGGGCAAACTATCTGACGAGGATCGTAAGCGCCTAGAACTACAACTTGCAATTATGACGGGCAACGATGCACTTGCCAGCAAACTAACCTACGAGATTGCTAAGGCTCAAGGGCTAGGCACAGACCTCGCCAAGTTCCTTGCAGACCTTCCAGCGGCTAAGAACCCGTTTGCTTCATGGGAAGCCTATCTCGACATGCTTGCAGAAAAGGCTCGACAGATTGCAAGCATTACAGTCAATGCGCCTTTGGGTACAGCAGCAGCGGCAGCAGCGGCTGGCACAGCAATCTCTAGCAACGTAACTACCAACGTGCCTGTAACTGGCTTTACACCGCCTCCTAGCGGTACTTACGGCACTCCTACAGGACCAGTTCAAGGTCCTCAAGTAATCGAGCTAAAGATTACAGGCGACGGAGACCTTACTAACACAATCGCTAAGAACCTTATGCAGCAGAGCCTTTCATCAGGAAACCAGACTTACGTAAATCGACGCACAGGCGGCTTTGAGTAATGGCATTACCTGCACAGATAGCAGTCTCTTTCGACTTTAGCTCTGGAGCAACATTCGGAGCAGGGTTCGTCATAGGTTCACCTGATAACGGCGTTATTGGCGTAAACCGCTTTGGCTCATCTGATGTAGTTATCCCTACAGTTGATCTCACTCCTGATGTGTACTCAATCTCAATCCGTCGTGGTCGTAACATCATGAAGGACACCTACGAGGCTGGCACAGCCATTGTGAGAGTCCTAGACCCTCAGGGTTACTTCAACCCACAGAACCCTTCATCGCCCTACTTTGGCTATCTAGTGCCTTTGCGTAAGCTGCGTATCTCAGGAACGACAGCAACGGCAGAACACTTCCTATTCTCTGGCTATGTCAATGATTACCGCTATACCTTCCCTGTAGGGCAGGAAACTGCTTACGTTGATATTCTTTGCACAGACGGCTTCCGCCTTCTACAGATGGCTAATGTCGGAACTATTGCAGACACTCCTGCTGGCCAGACAACTGGCACACGCATTGGCAAGATTCTCGATGACGTGCAATGGCCAGCCTCTATGCGCACTATTGCAACAGGTGTAACAACCTGCGTTGCTGATCCTGCAACTATTCGCACAACCCTAGAAGCCGTCAAGAACGCAGAGTTCTCAGAAGGACTTGGTGCGTTCTACATGTCACCAGACGGCACAGCAATCTTTAAGTCTCGCAGTCAGGTAGCTTCAACCCTTGCTGCTACTGCCACAGAGTTCAACCAAACAACAGGTATCCCTTACCGCTCAGTCAAGTATGCCTTCGATGACAAGCTCATTATCAATGACGTAAAGTTCAACCGCGTAGGCGGTACAGCTCAGAACGTTTACAGCCAAACTTCTATCGATAAGTACTTCCCTCATGGCTTAACTCAAGAAAACCTCATTGCTGAGACTGACACAATCGTGGCAGGCATTGCTGGCAATTACGTCAATACTCGCAAAGAGACCACAATCCGCATTGACGAGATGACTGTGGACTTGCTGGACCCAGCAGTACCAACCGACACAATGATTGGCTTGGACTACTTCGACAACCTACAGATTACAAACGTGACCCAAGAAGGTTCAACGATTGTGAAAACCCTGCAAGCGCAAGGCTTTGCAT